ATATACTACTATCAATAAATCTGGAGATTATTTTAATACTAAACTTTATACTGGTAATGGTTCAACACAATCTATTACAGGTGTTGGTTTTGAGCCATCACTTACATGGATTAAACAACGAAATGGTACAGGGTGGCATAATGTTTATGATGCTGTAAGAGGCTCAACAAAAAGACTACAAACTAATGACACAGGTGCAGAGTCAACAATTACAAATTCTATAACTTCTTTTGATAGTGATGGTTTTAGTCTAGGTTCTAATGGCGATACTAACGGAAGTTCTAATACAACAGTATCATGGAACTGGAAAGCAAATGGTGCAGGTTCAGCTAATACAGATGGTTCTATAAGTTCTACTGTTAGTGTTAATGCTACAAGTGGATTTAGTATTGTTAAATGGACAGGAACTAATGCTAATGCAACAGTTGGTCATGGATTAGGTGTTGCACCTAAAATGATTATAATTAGAAGATTAGAGAGTACTTCAGATTGGGTTGTTTATCATAGTTCAGTAGGAAATACTTCTAGATTAGTTTTAAATAGTACTGGTGCATCAAGTGCAAATTCAGCTTTTTTTAATAATACTTCTCCCACATCTACTACTTTTAGTGTGGGGTCAGATGGTGGAAGTAATGGCTCAACTGATAATTACATAGCCTACTGCTTCGCAGATGTAACTGGTTACAGCAAGTGTGGTTCTTATGTTGGTAATTCTTCAACTGATGGCACATTTGTATATTTAGGATTTAAACCTGCTTTTGTTATGATTAAAGAAACTGGAACTGGTACACAAGATTGGTATATGAACACAGGTAAAATTAATGGTTATAATGTTCAAGATGATTATCTTGCACCAAATTCATCTGCATCAGAAGTAGTTGGTGGTGGTCTTAAATTAGATATGCTTTCAAATGGTTTTAAATTGAGAGCAAATGCTCAAGGAGTAAATACTGGATACACATACATCTACATGGCACTTGCAGAAGCACCCCTAGTAGGAACTAACAACGTACCATGTACAGCGAGGTAAATAGAATATGACAAAAGCAAGAGATTTAGCAAATATAATATCTGGTGGTTTTACAGTAGACGATATTCCAGATATTCCTGCAAGTAAAATTACAAGTGGTACTTTTGCAGATGAAAGAATAGCAGATTTATCAGCTAGTAAATTAACTGGCTCTATAGCAGACGCTAGATTACCTGCAACAGCTTTAAATAGTAATGTAGATTTAACAAATCTTTCAGCAAGTAATTTAACAAGTGGAACAATACCTACTGCTAGAATAACAGCTTTACCAACTGGTTTAGGTGGTAAGGTAATTAACTACTATTCAAATGTAATTACAACTTCAAAATCCGTTTCTGGCTCAACAACAACTGCCATTCAATCTCCAAATATTACTCCATCATCTACAAGCAGTAAATTTATTATAACACCTACTATTAACTGGAGTTCAACTAATCCTAATGGAGCAATCTTTTTGTATAAAGAATTATCTGGATATAATAATTTATCTCCTGTTCAAGCAATATCTGGTCATTTTGGTTCAACTGGTAATGTTAAAGATTTAGATGAAGAAAATGGAAATAGTTATACAATGGAAACTTGGTCGCAAACATTTATTGATAGTCCAAACACTACAAGTCAATTAAATTATACTTTGAGAATTTCTGCAGGAAGTGGTCAAACAGTTTATGTTAATAGAGCAAGTTCTAGTGATGCCTATAAAGCAGTATCAACAATATCAATATTGGAGTTAAGTTCATGATAGACGTAGCAAAAGCAATACACAAAATTAATCCTGATGCTAGTTTTATTGTTAAAGATAATGACGTAAATGAAATAGAATGGCACAATGGAACAACGCCAATATCAAAAGAAGATATAGAAGCTAAGTTGACAGAACTACAAGCAGAGTATGATGCTAACCAATATCAAAGAGATAGAGTTTATCCATCAATACAAGAACAGTTAGATATGCAATACTGGGATAAAGTTAATGGTACTACTAACTGGGAAGATGCTATTGCTAAAGTGAAAGCAGATACACCTAAACCATAATGCCTAGAAAAAAGATAACTCCAAAAGAATATAGCGAAGTCGCTACTGGAGTTAGACTTTCTTCACATGAGAAACTTTGTGCTGAACGCATGAATAATATTTTAAAAACTTTAGAAGAAATGAAACGAGAAGTTAAGTCGTTAAGACAAGATGTTTCTATGGGTAAGGGTGGACTTAAAGTTATCCTTGCTATTGGAACTTGTATTGTCGGACTAATAGGATTTTTTCAGTTTAAGTGAAATATGTATTAATACTTTATATTTGCTCATTATCTCCACAACCTTATTGCAAACAAGACCAAGTCATTAACCAAGAATTTACAAGTTATTATGAATGTATAACTAAAGGTTATCTTTATTCATACAGACATTTAACAGAAATGTATGACAAAGACGAAATTGAAAAAAATTCATTAGCTATAAAATTTATGTGTAAAGATATTAGTGCAAGTGTATGAGAGATGTAAAGGTTTTAGAAAGTTTCAAAAAAAGAATTGAAAAAGAACTAAAAGAAAAAAACGTATTTAAGAATTTAAGAAAAGAAGTAGATATTAATGGTAATGGTACTAGAGGTTATCTTATTAAACAAGGTACTAACAAAGGTAAATATATTAAATGAAAATTAGTGAAAATACATCTGTAAGTATGCCAATTCGTAATATGGCTATGATAATTTTTGGCGTAGTAGCAGGTGTAATTGCATACACTGAACTTACAGGTAGACTTACTTCGTTAGAAACTTCTAGAGAATTATTTGAAAATGATTTACTTAAAAAATCTGAGCAAGTACCTACTGACCAAGAACAACATTTTTTATTGGAAGACCTTTATAAAACAGTAGAAAAATTACAGTCTACACAAGAAATGAATATGACTAATAAAGTCAATATAGAATTTCTTAAAACACAATTAGATAAAGCATTAGAAGATATAGAAATATTAAAAGACAAGGTTAGACAAAATGGAAAATCTTACTGAAGTTGTTATTGCTCTTTTATTAATTATCAATGGAGAGATAAAAGAACACAGAATACAAGAAAGTATGTCAGATTGTTTAAAAGGTAAAAGAATTGCTATGAGAGAAACCAAGTCTCATATTGAATACCAATGTATAAAATCTATGGCAGAAACAGAAATTTACATGGGTGCAAAATCTATTAAAAAATTAATATTAGAATAGTATGTCTATAGAGTATAGAGGAGAAACTTTCTCTGGTTATAACAAACCTAAAAGAGACAGAACTAAAAGTAAAAAATTTTCTGTATTAGCTAAAGTTGGTGAGAGTGTAAAACTTATTAGATATGGTGATGCAAACATGACCATTAAAAAATCTAACCCTAAAAATAGAAAGAGTTTTAGAGCAAGACACAAATGCGATACAGCTAAAGATAAACTGTCTGCAAGATATTGGAGTTGTAAAAAATGGTAAAGTCACATAAAGATTTTGTTGAAGAATTACAAGACCCTACTTACGAAAACGAAAGTAAAATTAACAGACAAACAGTTGATGGTTTAAAAAATGACATTGATAGATTAGATGAAGAAGTTTCTAATTTAAAAATGATAAATTCAGAACATAAAAAATTAAATGGTAAATTAAGAAAACAAATAGAAAAATTAGAAAAAGAACTAAAAGATAAAAGTGAAGCATCTTTAATGAAATATCACACACCATGATTGACCAATTTTTTTATAAATTATTTGGAATAGTAGACAACTTTATGGGTTATCTATTTGATAGATTTATTTCAGATGCACCAAAAAAGAAGAAGAAAAAATGAGTAAAGATAAATTAATAGAACTACATTCAATACTAGCAGAACAGCTACTAAAGAAAGTAAAAGACGAAGATGTGAAAGCTAGTGACCTTAATGTTGCTAGACAGTTTCTAAAAGATAATGGTATTGATGGATTACCTACAAATGATAATCCATTAGGTGAATTAGTAAATGAACTACCATTTGCAGAAAAGAAACTAGTTAAAAATAACTAATAAAAACAAGGGTTTATGCACGAAAAACTGAAAGATTTCAGGAATTTTCTTTACCTTGCATGGAAGCATTTAAGACTTCCTGCACCCAGTACAATGCAATATTCAATCGCAGACTATATTGCTAATGGAGATAAACGTACAATTATAAGTGCGTTTAGAGGAGTAGGTAAAAGTTGGATTACTTCAACTTATGTCTTATGGAGATTACTTCTTGACCCACAAATAAATATATTGGTTGTCTCTGCTTCTAAAAATAGAGCAGATGATTTTAGTACGTTTTGTTTAAGACTGCTATCGGAGATGCCAATACTTCTCCACTTAAAACCAAAAGGTGACCAACGACAATCTAAGATTAGTTTTGATGTTGCACCTGCGTTAGCATCACACCAACCTTCAGTTAAATCTTTAGGTATAACTTCACAGCTAACTGGTAGTAGAGCAGACTTAATTATTGCTGACGATATTGAAACTTCAGGTAATACTCAGACACAGTTTATGAGAGATAAACTTGGAGAAGCAATCAAAGAGTTTGAAGCTATTGTTAAACCAGAAGGTTCTAGAACTATATTTCTAGGTACACCCCAAACAGAACAAAGTATTTATAATAAGCTACAAGAAAGAGGATATAAGATAAGATATTGGACAGCTAGATACCCTAGTGAGAAACAATTAAAATCTTATGGTTCTAGTCTTGCACCTATTATTGCAAACACATGGGAACATGACCTTGTAGGTAAAGCTACTGACCCACAAAGATTTGATGAAAAAGATTTATTAGAAAGAGAAGCAAGTTATGGTCGTATAGGCTTTAACATGCAGTTCCAACTAGATACAACTTTAAGTGATTTAGATAGATACCCACTTAAACTAAAAGACCTTATAGTTCTTAATTTGAACCCCACTACTGCCCCTGAGAAGGTCGTATGGGCTAGTTCACCAGAATTACAATGGAATGACCTACCTAATGTGGGTTTGCAAGGAGATGCTTATTTCAGACCCATGCAGACACAAGGAGACTGGATAGACTACACTGGTTGTGTAATGTCTATTGACCCTTCAGGTAAAGGTAAAGATGAGACAGCTTATTGTGTGACTAAGATATTAAATGGTAATATTTATGTAGTTGCAACAGGTGGTTTCAACTCTGGTTATTCTGAACATGTTTTAAATAAACTTGTAGGTATCGCAAAGAAGCATGAAGTTAAAAAGATATTGATTGAAGAAAACTTTGGTCAAGGTATGTTTGAAGCCTTACTAAAACCATACCTTACAAAAGAGTACCCTTGTACGACAGAGATGGTCAGACAGACTTCTAATAAACATAGAAGGATACTAGACACTCTAGAACCTCTATTTGCACAGCATAGAATTGTCTTTGATGCTAATGCTATTAGAGAGGATTATGAGGGTACTAATAGCCTATATCCACCAGAACAGGCTCTAAGATACCAATTAATGTATCAAATAAGTAGATTACAAAAAGGGGCTAATACGTTATCGCAAGATGACAGGATAGATGCCTTACAGATGGCTTGTTATTACTGGATATTACAATTATCTAAAGACCAAGACATGTCCATAAAGACTAGAAAAGAAGAACTATTTAACCAAGAATTAGAGCAATTTTTTGGGAGAAGTAATAAAGACAATACTTGGATAAAGATATAAGACATATCTAAGTGCCACTATTAGATAAATAGAACTATTAGATAACTATTAGTTTTATAATAAGATTAATCAAGTTCATGTATGCAATATAGGAACTGATGATGAGTATAGTGGACTAATAGAGATAACTAAATTACATGAACAATGATAAACCTATATATCTTAAAGCCTTATGTACGACTAAAGGTGACAAGAAGGTAGCTAAAGAAATAGCTGAAGGTATCAAATATATAAACAAGAAGTCAGGGCTAGATTTTACCTATAAGGCAGACAAAAAGCCTTTAAGTCCTGTAGAAGACCAAGTAGAGGGCAAGAAGTTTATCTTAGAGTTTGCAGAGGATTTCTTAGAGTATGCTGTTGATTATTCTTTAACTGATAAAATAGAGGGTATCTTAGGTTCACAGAAATAATTTGGTATAAAAATGTGAGAACCTCACGTATGTACCCTCAAAACTAAATTCCCCCTATGGTTGTGTCCTGAATTATTAGAGGTGGGTGGGTGTGTAATGATAGTTATGCAACGTCTGTTGCACAAAATATAATATTAATATTGTCTAACAATAATAAACAATGGTTATTGCAACCAGTGACCCTTAAAAATCTATGTATTTCTATACTTTAGAATTATTCTAAGTTATTTTTTCAATTTTTTTATTTGGTTCTATCTCTCTCATTATCTGTTCTTAAATCTTTTAGTTAAACTTTTATAAAATAAAGGCTTGACACTGGTTGCACTGATGTATTACAGTTGTGCATATATAAAACAAACTAACTAGAGGTAGATAGATATGACTAAAGACAATCAAGTAGAGACAATTAACTTAACTGAAATAGATTTATTAACTAAGGTAGTTCAATTAGATTTACCTACTTTAAATAAGTTAATAAAAATAGCTAGTGAACGTAGAGACAACTTAAAACTAAAAGACCTTAAAATAGGTGCAGTGGTTAAGTTTGGTAGACCTAATGGCACTAAAAGAACTGGCATTATAGAAAAAATAAATATTTCTAAAGCTGTTATTAAAGTTAATTATCAAAAATGGGTAGTTCCTTTTAGTATGATGGAAGTTCAAAATAATTAATTAAACAAAATTAAAGCCTTCTAGAAATTAAACTTTTAGAAGGCTTTTTTTGTATCTATACGAATTATGATAGTTGCGACACTATAGCACATATATTATATATGCAGTTATGTATTACAGTAGTGCATATTAATAACTAACTAGAGGTAGATAGATATGAAACTAAAAGCAAATGAAATAGTAAAAAAGGTTACTGACCATTTAATTAAACAAATGGAAAGTGATGATGGTGGCAAGTGGTTGAAGGGGTGGACTAATAAAAGTTTTCAAAACTTAGATGGTCATAAGTATAGTGGCATGAACTTGTTTTGGTTGTCCATGATTGATGGTGGTTTTTTAGGTGGTGAACCTAAAGAACGTAAAATATATGGCACATATATACAATGGAAAAATAAAGGGCTACAAGTTAAGAAGGGTGCTAAGTCAATACAACTATTAAAACCAATTATAGGTTCTAAAGATGTTGAAGTTGAAACACCTAATGGAACTGAGACAGCAACCAAACATTATAAGTTTTTTTCAACTTTTAATGCTTTTAATATTACTGATGTTGATGGTGATATTTCAAGATGGGATAATGTTGACAACCCAAATAATAAAAGTGAAGTTGAAGTGTCTGAAGTTGCTGAGACTTTTATTGCTAATACTGGTGCAAATATAAAACATGTTGATGGTGGTAATGCTTATTATGTGCCTTCACAAGATTTTATATTCATGCCTAATAAAAGTGACTTTATAAAGACAGCTAATGCAACTGCAACTGATGGATATTATGGTACTTTATTGCATGAACTTACACACTGGACTGGTGCATCACATAGATGCAATCGTAAATTAGATGGTTGGAAGGGTTCAAGTTCTTATGCATTTGAAGAATTAGTTGCTGAGATGGGCAGTGCGTTCTTATGTAATCAACTAGGAATAAGTGCAACACCACGTGTTGACCATGCTAAGTATTTAAAATCATGGGTGCAGTGTCTAAAAGATAAACCAACAGCACTAATGAACGCCAGTGGACTAGCTAACAAATCACTGTTGTATCTTAATGGGTTGCAATCAACTGAGATTAAAAAAGTAGCTTAATAAATAATAATAAACACTTAAAACCCTGCCATATTTTTGGTGGGGTTTTTTGTATTTATACGAAAAAATAATGATAGTACATTGTCACCTTGATTGATGATGATAGTACATTGTCGCTTTGATTTTATTGGGGTGGGTGTACTTACATTGTGACTTACATTGTCACTGTGGTTTATTTTTTAGATTTAAAAAAGTCAGTTTCTAATTTGTGTATATTGTTTTCGTATGTATTATCTTCTTTGTGATTTTCCATAAGTGAAAAAGGAATAATACATAAAAACTTAGACCATTTAACATTATTTTTTTTTGGTATTTCACACAAAGTTTCTCTAGTTTGGGGGTGTATTAATAAATATTTATCTTTTACTACAATAACCATACCATACATAGGGTCTTCTTCATGTGGGTAAGCCATAATCATTCTATTAATACATTGTTTATTAATACAGTTGCTATCTTCAATATCTTTAGCAGAAAAAACATACACAAAATAAGAATAGCAAGTTTCATTAACAGATAAATAACCAAATACAGGTGTCCATCTATCTATTAAACCAGTGGTAACAGGTACAGATGTTGGTTGCGAAAAGTTTAACATTTTAACTTTGCTTTCACCTACAATTTGACCAAGAATAGGTAAGTGGTCTATGCCTTCAGAAGAACTACTTTTAAACTGCTCATGGTATGCTTTTTTAATTTTGTAGTAATTATCTAATGTAATATTTTGTTGGTGTAATGCTCTATATAATACATTCTTATCAATACCAGATTTTTTAATAATATCTTTTTGGCTATGCTCTTTGCATAACTCTTTAATGAATTGAGAAAATTCTTCTAAAGAATTGGGTGAATTATTCATAGCTTCAACTAAAGTTTTATTTATCATGTTATCTACCTATATACAGGCATATAATAGATTAAATTATATATCAAGAATTATTTTTATAAAAAGGATTGACTTCCTATAAATAATATACATAAGCTAGTATAACTGATTTGTGAGATATTATCTCATATATCAGATAACATTAACTGTAAGGAGTGATATGTTTAATAAAGACAAACAACAAATACAGGTACTTAAATCACAAGTAGCTGAACTACAGACACAAGTGAGTAGACTAACATTAGCTATTCAAAATATACACAAAAGAAAACAAGCAGAAAAGAAGGTTAATGATAGTAAGTTGACACCTTCAGCAGAGGAACTAGCTACTAAACATGAGTTAGATTTTCTTAGAAGGAGAGCAGGATAATGCAGTTAAATCTATTTAAACCTGCTGACATTTTACCAGATAATTTGAGGAAAGTAGTACAAAAGGTAAGGAATGACCTTAAAAAACCTACAGCACAAATTATTTATCTTCCATATATAAAGAGACAGCTTTTTAGCTGTTCTAACGTAGGGAAACAACAACATGGCAACAATAAGCATAGTTGAAGGTGAACTACCAATACTTGAACAAGCAACTTCACCCAAAATGTTTAATCATTTAGGTAAAGCCTTAGTTTCAGCAGAGAAAACATTTGCTGAGAACAAGACTGAAGTTGAAGATTTCAGTATTGTTGTAGTCACTGAGACCATTGAAGATATTATTTGCTAGGGTTATACAACTTTTTACCCAAGCATTTAATTTAATTTACAATGTTCTATAGCTGTTCTATTGATATATCAACATGATGTGTCATATAGATACACAGGCACAAAATCTAGGTAGGATTGCATTGCACATAATTTCTTTATCTATTTTTTTTAAAGTGTCAAACACTAATAATAAACACTTGTGCAAGTAAGGATAATATGCAGAATGAGAACAATAGGTAATAAAATAATAATGGTAGTAGCAATGGTAGTTTGTAGGGTAGTACACAAAGTCAGATGTCGGTCTTTTTTAAGACGTGTTGAAGACTTCAGTTATGAAGTTAAGACTTTAGAAAATACAAAAAAATTACCCTTTATAAAAAAACAAATCATTGTCAGTAATGACTGCGAAAAATCTATAGCATTAAAGATTGGTGGTGTGTGTATCAAATATAGTTTTGATAAACTCATTAAATATCTTGATGTCAGAGATGTAGAAATTACTGAACCTGAGTTTAAAACAAATGTTGCAATAGCATTAGCTAAGACAACAGTTGATACTCATACCTCTACTAACATTATACAACTAGAAAGTAGAGAGAGGGGCAATGAAAGAGCAATACAAAAAAGCAGTCTTTAGTTTAAGTTTTACACAACACTTCTTGAATTACATTAAGAAGGTAGAGCAGAGACAAGGCAAGACACTACACACAAATGGAGTACCACTTCATTATGTTGCAGTGCTACAGATAATATTAATCTTAAAAGATAACGAGATGTCTACTGAAAGTATCTCATATCATTTTAATAATATCTTAGGCAGAGGTATCAATCAGTCTTCACTAAGTAGGACACTGACATACTTACATGAGACACTAAGTTTAATTAAATATACAGACAACCCTTTTGCAGAAGACAAAAGATTTACGTATGTTGAATTAACTGGTGAAGGTAAAAAACTACAGAAGTTCTTTTTAGGTTCAACGCAGGAAGCTATTCCAACTGTCTTCAGTAGTAATAAATTAATGACTGCGAGTTAGGAGTAATATGAGTAGTAGAGAAGCTATATTAAAACTACATTCAGGTATTTATTTAAGAGGTGAAACCCTTGCAGTACATACTAGAAAAAAGATGATAGTTGATGGCAAACAAGTAAAGGATAGTGAGTATGATACTATTCTAATTAAAGACACTAGTGATACATCTTTTAAGAAGGCACTAGCAGAAGCAATCAAGCTAAAAGAAAAACATAACGAAGCACTTGTACCTGCAAATTATCACAGCAGAAAAAATGGTAAGAAGACAATTAGTAAAGGTACATTGTCACCATGTTTGCAGATGACGTTTGATAAGCAATGGGAGATGGGTAAAAATGTAGCTAACATTAAAATCTACATAAGAGATATATTAAATTATTTCTCACCAGATATTACATTGGAAGACATGCAGACACCAGAACACTACAATGGTTTTGTTAAGTATATGCAGAAGACTATTGAAGAACGACCAAGTAATAATCTGTCAACATACAATACAAGAAGTACGAACCATAGATTGTCAGTGTTAAGAGAAACATTTAGAGAAGCCATTGCAAGACGTTTGATGGAACAATCTAAATTACTTAATCCTGATTTAAGAGTTAAAGATATGGGTTGGAGTAATCTTCATGTCATAGAAAGTAAAAGCAAGAAACCAATTAGCAGAGAAGATGAAGCTAGAGTTATGGACTTAGCTTATGCAAATGATGATGAAGAACATGCTGATGCAATGCAGTTTAAAATTAATGGTTTAGGTATGAGATTACAATTTGAATTTTATGAC